GACGCCCTGGCCCCGGCCGACCCGCTGAGCTTGAGCAACGCTGTAGTGTGGTGCTGCCCGCCGATTGAGCCGATGTACTTGATGCTGTTGGTCGTGCCGTCGATCTTGAGATTACCGGCACAGTTGAGCAGCCCATTCGACCCCGACGTGCCGGATTGTAGCCAGTTTCCCTTGATCGTGAAATTCACGCCCGAGTTGATGATCAATTGACCGTTGACCGTGAGGACGTTGGTCGTTTGATCAGCGGGACTGTCCCCGATCGTCACGTCGGCCGTTGCGGTGATGACCGCGCCCGTCGCGATAACGACTCGATCGCCCGGGACGGGAACGGCGTTGCCGACCCACGATCCCGTAGAGGACCAATTGCCCGTCGTGACGTTGCTGGTAATGGTTGCCATGTAGAGCCCTCGATTAGGTGGTTAAAAGCATGGCTTGGAGTCGAGCCGAGGGCGTGCAGGTCAAATACCACGCCGTCACTTTCGTTCCAAACGGGTTCGTGTCGCCGCGAGAGCGGGAGTAGATCAACGGCTCGTTGGCGACAGGAGACCACGTCAACCTATGATCAATAGCGAAAGTGTCGCCCGATACCGTAACGGACACTCTTGCTGCCTGTGTTCCTCCATCATGCCAGGGGCTTGACGTATTTGAGGATATCAGGGCGAAGTCGCCTTGTCTTTTAGATGTCCACAGTGGCATTGATTACCTTTCGTTATCTTTTTCTGAATCTTTTTATTTTGTTTACTATCGACCCAAACAGATCCTTTGCTTTTCCAAGCAATCCTCTCTTTTTCTTCCCGCCTCCTTGTGCTTCTTTTGCAATTTCACTTATCGTCGGTTCAATCGTCTTGATGTCGAGACCAAATCCACTTGTATTCCACTTCTTTGTCGATTCCATCGCCGCGATTAGTTTCATTGCAGCCATCGTTTCAGCCTTCGATATCCTCCAGAATGGCCTTGCTTTCATCTTCTTTGTTCCATATTCGAGATAGTACCAATATGGTGCCTTTTCCGAATCGATCTGAACCGCAACGTATTTCTGTTCCCTGTTTACTACAAGCGAAACAGTATCGAACAGGTTCCCTGTTTGCTTGTGGGGCGGCTGTCCAGGCTCGGATGGAATTCCGTTTCCTTCAACTCCGATCTTCTCTTTGACGTGATCCATGAAGAATTTTGCTGCTTTGTACATTCCGTACAGTGCTGCCTCTTCTGCTTTCTTCGATACGTCTCCACCCTTCCAAGTGATTTTGTGCTGAGCGGATATCGGTATGAATGTTCTCATGATTTCACAAACTCCGCGTCGACAACACTAAACCAATCCATCAAATCAGGGTTAAAATTTGTCTTTACGGAGTAGTATGTCTTGACGCCGTTTTTTGTGTAAACGATTCTGTCGTTTTCCTTAATATCATCAAGCGGTGGAACGAAATGAATTCTATGGGTAATCTTCATGCCGAGTCTTTGGAACTCGGCCATTCTTTCGCCCTTGTATGCCTGGATTCTCGCCGGCGCATCGGAGTGGATCGTTTCCCATTCTTTCGCGACAAAACCGGACGATGATGCTGTCGATCCCGTTCTTCTTTCGACGCTAACCGTTACATTCATAAGGCTTGGAAGCCCGGCTTGCCCGAATGACATTAGTAATCTCCGCTTGCTCTAAAGTCTTTATACATCCACAGTAATTTTTGTGCGTCAGGTGGAATTGAGTTTCTGATTCCGTCAGCAAGTTCGTATTCGTAGTCGAACAGTTTTACCTTCTTGTATCCATTAAACACATTGGTCGAAATGAACATATCCTGGATGATGAACACGACAGCTTGCTGGACCGCTTCAGGAACGGATGTGAAGCCGGCTGTGTACTGTACCCTGAGCGAGTGGAATCCGTACACGAATGGACTATCGGGCCACGCGGGAGACGTTTCTCCGTACATCGTCGGAAGCCAATAGTTGCTTGATTGAAATCTTACTTCGCCCGTTTCCTGATCGACATAATAATTTCCAAGATCGAGACCGTGGATTTTGAATCTGGCACCGACACCGAGAGCACTTTCGACTCCCTGGACCGGACGAAAGTCGAGCGTTGACCAGTTTCGGTACTTGTCTTCACAAACTGCTTTCCATCCATTTCCGTGAGTGTTGATTGCGTTTGCAAGACTCGAAACGGTGGTGTAGGTAGAAAAGTCGAAAAAGACCGTTTCTCCTCCTGTTCCGTAGCTCGTAATCTTGAGTCCGGATGGAATCGATTCGGTCGATGCAACGATGTTGGCTGTTGCCCTGTAATAGTTCGACGTATTTGAGTTCGAGATCATGAGGGCTGTTTGCAGTCCAGCCGATATTCTCTCGACGGAAACGACCGGAAAACTCCTGAGAATGAACGCTCCGGTCGAGTCTCCATTGTACATTTCATCGTAAGAAGAGACGAGAAATTTACGGTTACAAAAACGCTCAGCCGCGTCGGATGCGGCTGAGATCAATGCGGGGATCTGGGCCTGCTGTGCAGGAGTAATCCCTTGAACACCTGTTAGTGCTCGCGACAGTGTTATCAGATCCCCCATTGCTTATCCCCTTCGATTAGTACACAACGATTTCTTTGACGGCAGCGACGTTCTTATTGCTCTCAGGCTTGTGTCTTCCGACGGCAGCCAGGACCACGACGGAAACGTAACCAGCCGCAACGGCTGTCGTGAGGCTTCCCTGGATGTACCGATAACCGAGGTTAAGGGCAGCGACCTTTTCGGCTCGCACTTCAAGCAGAACGATCTTGCTTGAGTCACCACCGGCTTGCGTCAGTTGGGTAATGGCAGCACTCGGGATGTCGGTGTACGACCCGCCGCTCGTTGCACAGCCCTTGATCTTGAAGTCGGTTGTATTTGTTGATGATAGAACGCCTGTTGAAACGATGAAGAGAACACGTCTCACGTTCATCAAATCAACTGCATCGGTTGTCGTCGTTCCGGCAGAAAGGTTCTGCGGAACGATTTTGCCGACGACGGCTAGTTTTTGTGACAGATTGTCCGTATAAGGCATACTTGTTCCCCTTTAGAGAAAAAATGCGGGAGGAAAGCCTCCCGCGAAAAACCGATAGAAACTGAAATTAGTTCAGCTTGACGAACGGAGACACTGTCGTGCTTCCATCCTGGTAGGTGATGTAGCTGTCGAGCCACGGCTGTCCGTCAACTCGCTTAATGAACCGCCAAGCCATTTGGTTATTGAGGAACAAGGCGTGTTCGGATGCGGCAACTTCGATGGAACCTCTGTCGGCAACGATGTACATCGACAGGTCGACAAGCATAACGTCGCCGGCGGTTCCGAGGGCAGGAAGCTTCTCGGTGAAGTAGACGGGTCTTCCCATCAGTGTCATCGGCATGGCACCGGTCAACGCACCATTCGCCGGAGCAGTCGGCATGAACACAACTCGTCCAGCAGCGTCCGCAAGTTGGATCAACTTCGGAATCACGGATTGATTCATGACCCAGATTGCTTTCGACTGGGAGGCCGGAAGCAACTTGGACCACATATTTGCAACGTCAGCAAGCTTGAAGTCCGTGGATGTGTTTCTCGGGACGGAAATACACGCTTCACTGTTCAGAATACCCTTCGGCTTGCCGACGCCGTCTCCGACGAGGAAACTGTAGTCTTCGTGCCAAGTGATGAGCTTTCCGAACATTTGAGTTAGGAATTGGTCAAGAGCAACAGCGGAATCCGCAAGCAGCGTTCTCGACACAGGGGTGTATCCGGACAGTTCGTGAGCAACGAACTCGATTTGCTTGAAGGTCGGTTCGGTTTCGGGTCTCGTTCCGGCTTCATCGACCCACTTAGCCTGCATTCCACCGAAGTACGGAGAAACGCCGGTTGAGCGAACGGTTGTCTGGTCAAGGGCAGGAACCTGGACGGTTCTGCTTCCCATCGTGATATTGAACGCACGAGGACGCACGATGGCTTCCTCTCCGGTAATCAACATCAGTTTGTCCATGAACTCGGGCGGAACCGTGTAACCACCGGTCACACCGGAACCTTCAGCAAGACCGGCCTTCGCTGAATAAACGGCATCAAGACGAGCCTTATCGTTGTAATAAACACTCGTGAGGAAGTCACCGAATGACTTCTTCTTGTCGTCAACAGAAAGACCAGCCTTGATGTCCGGCTTCTTGACGGTCAGTTGAGCAGTGACGGCATCGCCGACCTTCTCAAACAGCTTGTTGACAGTTTGGTTCATGTCGTTCACGAACTTGGCGAACATATCGCTTTCAGCGGTTTCGTGAAACTCAGCAAACTTCGTTTCGACTAGAGACTGAGCATCCTCGGCACTCAGTTCAATGACTTCGCCGGCAGGATTTCCGCCCCAAGACTTAGTCAGCTTAACCCACTTTTTCATTTTCATTTCCCTTGTGTATGTAAACTATCTATTTCGCTTTCCAGTCTATTCGCTGCGACCTGTGGCGACGAATCGTTGGGCCGCTCCACGGTTTGACCTAAGCGTTACACTCTGCCGCGTTGTCTATCTGCCTCTTCTTTAGCCATCTTGGAAATATCGGCGTCGGAGAAGAGTCCCAGACGTTCGATCTTTGCCTTGACGGACTTTTCGACCTCGGATAGCTTCCTGTAGACAACGACAGGGGCTTCGGGTTTTGTTTCGGCCTCTTTGGTCTCGATCTCTTCGGGTTTCGTTTCAGGAACGGCAATCGGTTCGACCGTTTTCGCTGACTTGTCGTCCTCGTCACCGTCGTCCGCTTTGCACTTCGGGCAGTTTCCCTTTCCTCCGCACTTGATGCATTTTCCATCACTGCACGAAGGACAGTCACCGCTGCAATCGCTGCACTTTTTGCATCCCTTGCCCATGCAATCGCTGCACTTTGCCGATCCGAGACACGAACCGCACTTGCCGGTTCCGACGCATCGCGTGCATTTTCCTGTTCCCTTGCATTGGCAAGTTCCCCCATCTTTATTAACAAGCATCTCGATTGTCTTGAGTGCCGTTTCGAGTTTGTCGCTAAGCAGTTTGACAGTTTCGCCGATCTTGGCGACCGCGTCGTCTTCCGTTTTGGTTTCGACCGTTTCGACAGCCTTTACTTCTTCGACAACCTTTACTTCTTCAACCGTCGGTTCGGTAACGGCTTCGGTTTTATCCTCAGCCTCCTCGATCGGCTTAACGTCCTCGCACTTATCTTCTTCACTCACATTTTCATCATTCAATTCAGTGCTCTTATCTGTAATGTCAATAGGAATAGAGAAGACACGAGAACGGACGACTTCATCGAGTTCCTTGGGAATCGCGAGTCCCTTGCTGACCTCGTATGCCAGAGCTTCAGGGTTGCACGGAACGGGAACGGCTGAATATTCAAGCAAACTTGATTTTCTAATCATGAGCCTGCACGCTTCGAGTTCAGGTCTCAATTCCATTTCCTTAACCGTCGGAGGAGAATACTCTCTAGCAATGAAACCGATAGAGAAAGCATTCATGTGACCGTTGAGATAAAGCTCAAAGATCTGTTGCCCAAGTTCGGTCGTATTGAACTGTGTTTTGCTGATTAGCTGTCTGCCGTTCTGCGAATTCTTTACCCAAAGGGCTTTACCAATTGGTGGAATTCTATAATCGTGAGCCCACAGGACGACAGGATTCTTTCGATATGAATCCTTTTCGATTCCTCTCGGGACCACGACTTCTCCCGATCTGTCGATCGCGTCAGTCGAGATGGCGGCGATGACACACCGCTCATCCTTTTTCACATCAAGGTCCGCTTTGTAAGAAATCGTCTTTCTGAACGGACTTCCATCGATCTGGCAAACCGTAGGATAGTTATTCGTTTTCACTTTTTCCCTCAAGAAATAGGTGCGTATGGATCTATTCCGAGGGACGTAAGGTACTGACCTTTTCCTCTCGGCTCAATTGCTGCCACGAAGGACCACAGGATACCGGATCTGATCCATCTGAATGCCGATTCACCTTGCTTTGTTTTTAAGAAATTGATTTTAACTTTGAGCGAATCCTGATCGATCGATGCTTCGCATGAACCGATCGTGTCGCCCGTAATGCCGCGTTTGAACGATTGAGAAAAGCCGTCGAGAGAAAGAAGAGAGGGAGAGAAAGAATCATCTCCCTTGATCGACATCGTTACCGACATCGCCGCCTTATCGTAGTCGATATCGGTTGCGTTCAGGTTTACAATCACGATTCCACCGCCGGCTTCTTTGGTTTCTCTGGACTTGCGAGGTTTTCCGCAATCTTGTTAAGTGTAGGAACAGGAGCATAATTACCTGGAAGAAACGGATAATCGCATCCATCGATTGGTTCTTTTCCGATCGATCTTCTGTATTCGTTGATCGGCATCGTTCCCCACTTGAGTTCGGCTTCCATTTTCTTGATCGCGATGTTTTCATCTTCCCTTACGGGATTATCGAATGCGACAAAGATCCGATCATCAAACATCGGACATAGTCTTTTGTTGATCATCTCCTGGATCTTGATGGCTCTCGGGAGAACGGCACCCTTGGCGTGCCTGTATTCGGCAGCTTCGGCATTCGCTCGATTGACATCTTCCGTTCTCAACATCGCAATCGGAACTCCGAATGCGTTGGCGATTTCCTCTTTCGATACCTTTCGGATTTGGAGAGCAGCGAGGTCGGACGGAGGAAACACGAGAGCCTTGTAGTCAAGACCCGATTCGCCCACGATGACGCCGCCGCTGCCGCCGCCCCTGAATTTGTTTTGGAACTTCCGTTCAAGCCTGGCTGCTTCCGTTGCCCCGATTGCGTCCTTGGGGCTGATGAGCATGTCGGGACGAGCACGATTGTCCAGCACGGCTTCTTCATACGCGATCAGTTTGTCGCTGACGGTATTTTGTTCGTAAGAAGCACGGAGGGAAGAAAGGCCGAAGATATAGGGATCAGCAAGAGAACAAGCCTTAAAGTGAATAATTTCGTCTTTAGAGAAGTAGCTCTTTCCGAGACCATTGGCGTATTCGTAATGATCGATAATTCCGGTTGAAGAACGATCGGGTATAATGGTAACTCTGTGTGATTCGAGAACATAGATCTCGACAGGCTTACCGTCATCGCCTTCTCTCGCCGGATACCAGAAACAATCACCGCAGATATCTTGACTTGCAGTCGTGTACTCGAAGAGATCGAAACGAGTCATGAAGTCATTAACACGATTCAGAAGAGACTGAAGAGGATGGTCGAAAAGCTCGACCACGCTCTTTGCTCCCATGATTTTCTGCTGTATTCCAGGCTGGCTCTTTAGCCATTCACCTGTTGCCCAATCGATCTCTTTCTGTTCCCAGAACCGAGGCTTATCTTGTCTCGGTTTGGTATAGGCATAGACGCGAAGAGGAAGAGAAGCCAGTGCTCGTGCGTTGATCATGGCACATGCGTAGGCGGTGTTTTTGTAGCTCTGTACCAGATCGTATTTCGTTGGAGCACGTCTGGACTTATAAGCATCGACGAATCCGCTTGTGGCGATTCCGCCTCCGAATCCGCCAACAGCTTTTCTTTTAATGATGTCTATGAATGACAAAGTTTCACCGTTGGTTGATTACCAGAATGCTTCGTTGTCTATCCTTCTCCAGTTTCTCAGTTCCTCTTC